CAAGTAGTTCAACTTGCCATTCGGCCCCCAGCGGTCTTCCACGAAGTTGCCGCCATCCTTGTTGATACGCTGATACTGCGTCAGCATCTGTCCCATCGTCTGCATGATCAGGCTCACGCCCCGATACCACGCAGGCACCAGCAGACTCCTTCTGCCATACGGATTCACCACCTTGCTCTCCCAGTCCGCACTCTTCTGCGGCTGGTTGCTCGGGTCATTCGGGTCGGTTGTCTTTGGAACGCCAGTCTGCTGGGGTGAAGGTTTTACCTCCCGTCGTTGGAACCAGTTTTTGAAAAAAATGTCCATATTCGTTTTTAGTTAATTGTTTACCAATCATGACGAATATGGTTTTAGGTTTACTAATGATTTTTTGTGGGATTTATGGAAGAGAAAAAATTGGTGAAAAGAATCCCTACATTCTTTTCACCAACTATTGAAGAAATGAAAAATTCCACTTCAAGCGGAATTATTATGAATTATGAATTGTGCATTATGAATTATTTTTCGTACTTTTGCACCCGTCTCACTTATTAGTACAAAGAATAAGTGAGACGATTAGAGGAGACAGTCAGGGGACTTTCCCTATTATAAACTTAACCAAAAAACCCTATGAAAAGAACAACTTTCCTTGCGCTGCTGGCAGGAATGATGCTGGCAGGATGCTCTTCCGAGAACATGGAAGAGCCACAAAACAATGAAGTCGAAGTGTCGTTGCACTTCACGCGCTTTCGGATTGAACAACAAAGCATGACTCGTGCGGCGGTTGATGTCAGCGAGTATATTACGCGCCTCGACATTTGGATTTATGAGAGTGGAAGCGAAATCGGTGCATATCACCAGGCAATGGGTGACACCGGCTTCGGCTCTCTTTCAGTTACCCTCAACAAAAACAAGACTTACACGATCTATGCCGTCGCGCACAAGGCGAATGGTGCAGCTTCGATGTCGGACGGTGTGGTGACATTCCCCGACGACAAGGTGACACACACGTTCTTCTACACCGACACATTCCAACCGACAAAGAACATGGCGAAGGTGTGTCCGATGGACAGGATAGTTGCAATGTTTATGGTGTCGACTACCGATGCCGTGCCTGCTGAGGTGAAGAAGGTTCGCATCACCATCGGCAATGTATTTACGCGTTGGAACGTAGCTGGCTATGGCATGAATGCAATTGATAAGGTCAGCACCATCAGCATCACCTCCACGAAATCAGACGGGACGGTTGACCTAATCACCTACGGCATTACGACCAACGAGAACACCAACCACAACGTACTCGTGGAAGCCATCGATGCCAGCGATGCCGTAGTGCAGACGCAGACATTCGAGAACGTGCCGTTGCGAAACGGCTACCGCACCGTCGCAACTGGCAATGTATTCACCGACGCGCCGAGTTCCTTTTCATTCACCGCTGAAGATTGGCAAACGAACACGAATTATAACTTCTGACATTTCTCAAATGCTTCGTTCAGTCGCTCGTAACTCAGCATACTTCCGTCGTTCGGCTGTGGTAAGTTGATAGTGATTGTCACCATCTTATCGCCCACACTCTCGAAGTTCTCACGTTCTGGAATGTATTTCTCCACCGACTTCACGGGGAAGCCAACGAAACAATACGTCCCTTCGACATCTGTCCTGTTCATCCGTGTGACGTGAATAGGCTTTCTGTCGCGCGTGGTCATCCTCACTTTCTCGTTGTAGGTGATGACGGCAATAAGCCATGCACTCCATTCGTATGCACGCCAGAAGTCGCCCATTTTGAAGAGGTGGATTTTGCTCCATTTTTCAGAATCGCGCCTGTCCGCTTCAACAACAAAAACGTCTTCGAGTTTCGCCATGTTTGGTGCAAAGTTAATGCTATTGTTATCTGTTTATTTATATCCGCCCTTTCACCCTTGCCGCGCCGCGCCTTTGCAGGCGCGACCTTGCGCGGCAAGATGAAAGTGCGTCTTACATCGGTGATGGAAAAGATAAATTACTGCACCGCCCTGACTGCGAAACCGTAGTACCGATTGCTGAGGCTCTGCGGATTGACCTCGCTACTGTCGAAGATCAGGTGCCGAGCGTTGCGGGCACTGCTCCACGTCGAAGACCAGTAGTAGCCGTTCGAGCCGCGATTGCTGCGGGACGTGCCAAAGCCGTAGCCGGAGCAAGGGAAGAACAGCCTTTTTCCGTTGGCCTTACTTCGAATGTATAAACCAACAATGCCGTTCACTCTCACTCGCTTGTCTGCTGCCGTCTTTGAAACGCTGGTAGCAGCTGTCACGATTTCACCGTCTTCCGTGATGTAGTCAGTATAGGAAGAATTGAACAATTCCACATGATTGGTGTTGGTCGGCATCTTGTAAGGTGCTCCCAAGTTCTCACGCACAGCATCGTAGCCGCTATCAGCGGCAAAGCTGGCATTCAATGCCGCACCTGGTGTTGAGCCATACACCTGGCCTTCGTACCAAGGCTCTTGTTCATTCACGCCACCCCAACTGTAAGGACTGAATGACGATGCAGAGGTCGGGTTGTGACCATCGATGTTACCCCAGCTGAAGAATGAGCAGTCGTACTGGAACGCACTCTTTGCCATCTTCGATGCCTGAGTTACGTCGAGGTTGCACTTAGCCCACTTCACACCGCTGGGCAGTCCCATGTCAACAAATGCCTCGTCTGCCCATCCGTAATAGAAGATGTCGATAAACACCCAACCTGCAGGAACGAGATTGTTCTTTACGCTCTCTTTCGTGATGAAATGCACATTGCCCTCAGCATCACGGTACACGTAGTCGCCCTCCTTTGGCAGACTGACTTCCACGTTCACACCGTCGTACTTCAGTTGCTTGTCACTCTCGACCAATGCCACACGGCTCTCGGTTGTCGGCTTGCCAGCGGTGATATACTCCGACTCGTTGGCAAAAATCTTGATATTATCCATAATAATTTCCTTTTTTAAATGTTTAAGACTCCAATGCTTCAATTCTCGCCTCCAAACGCTCTGCGTAGGTCTTCAGTCGCACGTTCTCAGCTGCCAACTGGTTCAGCGACTCGGCGATCACACTCATAGCGTCGTTGAATCCCGTTGTCGCCAACTTCCTCAGCGTGTCAACGATGTTCTGGCTGTACTCGATGATGCTCACCACCGTGCCACTTACACCCGTGAAGTAAATCACGCCCCAGTCCTCGATGACGAAGTAGTAAGTACCAGCCATGGTGCCCGTCGCAGCCGTTGCCAACTGATAGTAGATGTAGTCGGTCGTGATGGCTGCCTCATTCGTGTCTGTATAGCTCACCTCCTTACCACTCACCACAATGTTGATGTTCTCATTTGTGCAGACAACCGCGCTGTCGTCCATCATGTCTGCGATGGTGGCAGTATGCAAGTACGTCTCATTGTCCTCTTGCAAAGTGTTCGTCCACGTCAGGTCGCTTCCCTGCTTACGGTCGCAGTTCTTCGTCCAGTATGCAGTGGTAGCCGTGAAGCTCACGGAGTCAGCCACCAGACCGATATTGTACATCAGCCCGTTGCTGTGCAAGTTGTTCAGGATGGACGTGAGTGCAAGGCTTGCACCTGCATCCCCAGCATTGTCAACGGCGATGTACTCGTCATATCTGCCTGACCATGCCACATGAGCACAAGTCGTTGAACGGGTAGCCTGAACGATGAAGTAACCCACCTCACCTTCATGTCCTGCTGGTGTGGTGTAGAAGCGGTATCCGTTGCTGTCAGTATAGCCAGCAGCCACGCCATCCGTTGCACTTGATGGAACACCATCAGAGAGTGCCTTCCAATACACCGTAGGAGTCAACTTACCGTTGTCGCTACCCGTGAACAGCACACCGTTGTTCTCGTCAGCCGTGCCAAAGGTTCCGAACTTCAGATAAGGTACAAGGAAGTACCACACCTGACCGCTACCTATCTGCGTGGCATTACGCAGCAAGTTGAAGCCAGTCGAAACAAGGCTTGCAGCACCAGCCGTCAGCGAGCCAGGAGCAATCGAGATGATCTTCGCATCTTCGTTGCTGTTCACACTCTCATTGCCTCCAGCCGTAAATACGGGCACCGTCTGGGTGTCCACAATCTTTGAATTGGTGTTCCTCCATGATGCAATGTCAGCAGCAAGCCCGGCGACCTTGCTTCCATCCTCGAAATCCTCAATGTCGCCTTGCAAACCAGCAATCTGCGTAGTGTGCTCTGCGACGGTTGCGGACACCGCCTGACCGTCCGGGAGGTCTTGAATGGCCTGCTTCAACTCTGCCACGTCATCGGCCACCTGCTCGGCACTACCAGCAGCGGACTCGGCATAGCCTTCAGCGGCAGAAGCTGCAGACTGTGCATCAGCCAAACCGTCAAGTGAATGTTGTACACCGGCATCCATATCAGCGTATGGAACGCCCGACTCTGGCTTTTGGTAAGCCGTCGCACCCTTGGCCGCACCATTACGGATGACAGCAAGGTCTGGAATCACATCCTGCTTGGCATCCAGTGCCTCCTGCAACTCCGGGTTGGTTGGCAGAGCAGCCCCCTTGTTCAAAATCCCTTGAACCTCATCTCCAGTCTGTTGGAGATCATAAACTTCCTGATCAATCATAATCGTTTCTTTTTAATGTTAATACTTTTACTTTTATAATCGTTCACAAAGTCGTTATGGGTTTACTACTACTACTCCAAACCGCCACCTACTCCGTTGTTTGATGGTTCTGCCAACTCGCCATTTCCCACAAAAGAGAATGAGCCTTGCAACAAGTTTCCTTTAGTTGCTGTTATTTTGCAAGTCTTCAGGATGGCAGAGCCTGTGAGTTTGACGGGGTAGTTTGTTGTATTCTCGCAGAAGTTGAGCGTGTAGGACTCTCCGATGTTCAGGCATTTCTTGATGTCATTCACAGCTGTGACGAGGAAAGAAGTTGTAACGCTCCATTCCTTCCTACCTGCAATGTATTCCCGCCACGCACCTTGTGTCGGCGAGCTTACCTCGATAGTCTCAGCCTCTGTCTGCCACTCGTTGCTCTTCGTTGCTGCAAGCAGCGTCCCAGCCGAGTCTCTGATTATGATATTGTTTCCGTTCATAGTCTGTCTGTTATTGTCAATTTCATTTTATTTTCTCTCCATTCATGCGAGCAACTAATTACTCTATACGCTTCATCATTCATCGTAATTCGAGTCAAAGGCAAACTTGCTGTAATGTTGTCTTTTATCTCTATTGTACTAATCTTCAAACTGGATGAATACAAGGCTTTCAGTCTGTCCAGAAGGTTTTGTTCTGGACTTACCTGCCGTGAGGATAGTGAAGTCCTTACACTTACATTCTCCAGCAACTTATATGTTTCTGGCTCATACAGTTGTCCATATCCGTAGGTGTTATGTCTTCCGCTTGATATATTGTTATCTACAACATAATCTTCAATGAATCGGTTGTTTCCAACGCCTATAAGTGTATGCTCAGACTCGTTGATTGGATTCATTTTGTTGTCTCCATTGACAATGAAGATAGAAATGTCTGTCAATATGCACTTAACAGAATAAGATGTTGGATTGCCAGTTGCAGATTTGTAAAGCGTAAGTTTCATCCTGCCGGAAAGCCCGCTATCGGAATTGTAGATAACATGTCCGTCAGAACCATAGTGGTTGTCAAATAATATACCACTGACAGAAAAACCACCATTGCTAAACGTGTTTTCTGGAGATGTTATACTTCCATCAGAGCGAATGTACAAATTAAAAGATGCTGAGCCTGACTGCCAAGAGCTTCCATTCCAATACATATCTCCAACCTTCAACATAGCCTTAACAGATACGCCTTCTGCTGGTGATCCGCTTGGGAGTGGCGACGGATTATTAGTGCTTCCTTCACTCGAATCAGTTTCTCCGTGTGCAACGATGCAAATGGCAGAATTTTTGGGAACTATGATGTCATTTATTGTTTGAACGAAAAATATCGGAGAGTCAGATTGTCCTCCCTGAAAGATTACAACCTCGCTGCTGAAATCAAACTCCTTCTTAAGCGGGAATTGTTCATCTGTAAAATAATCTATAAGACCAATTATGTAAGGTGAATCAAGTGTGCCAGTTTGAATGATTCTATTCTCCCATATTTGTAGGTTTTTTATATATTGGTATTTTGCATATTGTGAACCAAACACAGAATTACCATTGAAACGCTTAAACACATACATCGTGTTTGGCGCGAACACATGAATTATCTGTCCAGATGGATAGTATTCGAGTGTGAGGTCATTGAAATTAGGCTTTACTATTTCCTTTTGTTCGTTTACGTCGGATATGACCTTTATCGTCTTGCGACCATTCATCCTTTGGGAAGTATGGTCACAAGAAAGAAAATCAGTGTCAACTAATGTGTATGAAGGTGTCGTTATGTCTGTAGGAGTTGTGCTGTCGCTTGTATCATTGAGGTTATCAAATTGAAAGCAAGCAAAAAGTCCGATTTCTTTTGGCGTAATTATGTATATATCATATCCGCGAGAATAGATAACCCATCCCCAGAACTTGCATACGGACTCAACAATACTTCCCCAATATGTTCCATCTTCTTCCCAAGTTGCTGTGAAATTATTTATATCATTGTTTGTCGGAGGGTTTGCTTGCTTTGGAGTCGTACTTTTTATAAAATTCAGCAATGAAATTACAGCACGCAAATCTTTTCTTTCTTCTATGTTATTCTGCTTATATACATTCTGCCATTCGATGCCAGTCACGGAAAGAGCGGCGTGCAATATCTGACCAATCGACTTGACTGTGCCATTATTTGAAGAATTGTTGCTAAATGAAAACGGCACATCGTACATGACAGACAAAGGGCATGAAAGCGTGAACTCACGAATGCTTACATATTCAAAAATCCTCGATGTCAAGGAATCTGGACGTATATAACCAATCCACCTCAGCGTGTCTGTTCCGTTATTTCCTTCAAGCCAGAGACGCACCTGTGAATCAAACACCCCATCTGGTATCATGTCCTCATAGTCAAAATCATTGCCATCGAGGTCTTTCCCCGTGTCAGCAATACGGAGGAATCCCGTCTGTTTTCGTACCGAAACAAATAGGTCGGTTGGGTTATCCTCTCTCGTTTCTATTGGAGATTCTGCACCAAGCAATCTGACTGGTTCTTCATTCCAATCATCTTGCAATATTTCTATTCTATACTTGTCGTTGTTCTTTGCGACAAAGTTCACTATCCATCTTATTTCGTATGCCATAATTTCTACAATTCCAAGTATTGAGAAAGGGTCATTCCACGGCTCTGTGCGCCATTTTGAAGCACAATCTTAATCTGGTCGCTCTCTATCGTAGCCATTGCACGACCTGTTGCGCCTGCATTGTTGCTTGAGAGTTGACTGGCGAGATTACTTGCCATTGCTCTCGTTAACACGACCTCACCACTATTCAGCATAGCGGGAACATTATCGCCGCTAAAGCTATTTCCAGGCACTGTACCAGCCCACCCGTTTGCAGCATGAACTACGCCGCCATTATTGAGGAACATACCAACAATAGGTATCGACTTCAACGCTGATGTCGTTGCTGTTACAGTGGTGAGTGCTTGTATAGCCATTGTTATGGTGCTGATAATTTGCAACACGCCCAATGTCTTACTGAATCCTTCAGGAATTTCCACACCGATTTGTTGCAAAGCACCTGTTATTGTGCTTAGGCTTCCAGTTATCTTATTAAAATCTGCCCGACTTTCCTGCGTTATTTTGTCCTGCTTATTTTCGACATTTACTTGCCCAGAATTTAGGTCGAGCTTAATTGGCTTTCCGATAGCCTCTTCAATCTTCTTGCGGATTTCTTCGAGTTGTTCATCGCTTATATAGTCCCCTGGGTTTTGTCCGAACACCTTGCTCCACAAGTCTTGTGGATTGAACTGCGAAATGTCGATGCCGTTCTTGATGGCTGTCTGCATCAGGTTTGCCAAGGCGTTTGCGTCGGCAAGCTGGGCAGTCAGGTTGTTGTAGAGGGTGCTGCCTATATCTTCCTGTGCAATTCTCTCTTTGAGCGTGGAAAGGAAAGCGGACATATTATTGTCCGTGTAGGACATTTCCACTGGCATCTCTACCGGCTTTGGTTGATCTACCGCGACGGGGATTGTCACTTTCTCGGCGTTCATGCCTGCCACCAGTTCCTCCACCTTTACCGCTGCCACTTCTGTCGCTGCCTCGATGGTGACGGTATAGGTCTTTTCGGGCATTTGTGGCAAATCGACATTGCCTTGTTCAACGTTGAAGCGGATAGTTTGGTCGTCCTTCGGTATATCCGGAAGGTTGACATTCCCTTGCTCCACGTTGAAGCGGATAGTCTGGTCATCCTTTGGCAGAAGTGGAAGATTCACCTTTCCCTCTTCTACATTCACCTTGATTGTCTTGTCCTCTGTGGGCAGTGACTTCAACTTCTCCAGTTGCACATCGTTGACCTCCACCGTATAGACAACTTTTCCCCCCTGTGGCTTTGGCAGTTCGGGGATGGATGCCTGCAACCGCTGCACGTCCGCTTGTGCCGTTTGGTATTGCTTCAGCGCAGTGTTATAGGCTTTTAGGTTATTATCCTGCAAAGCCTGCTGCATCTGCTGGTAGGCAGTAGCGGCCTTTTCCTGTGCGGATGCAAGTTTGCGGGCTGCCTCTTGTGCCTTTTTCTGCTCTTCGACCAGGGCATTGACAGAGCCGCCAAGCTCCACGACCTTCTTTG